CAGCTGTTCTTCCAGGTTTTCGACCAGCCATATGTGCCACGTCGAATTGTCAGCAGAAGTACTAGTGGAAAGGATTTTGAATCTCCACATAATAGGAAAGTGCGTTGATGAAGGTTATGTTGGCCAATGTGTCGTTTATTCTCTTCTTTACATTATTGAAAATGAAAAACAATAAAGGCGAAAATATTTCGTCGACAGTTACTTCGGTAACTGATTTTCTTGGTGACTCAATGAATCACCCACTTACAGATAGTGTAAATCTGGCAAACAATGGGTTTGACTTACCGCCCATTGGTTCGATACAGTCATATTATGACTCATGTGTGGAAGCAAATTATGCTGAAATACATTCTGTTGATGATATGACCAGATTACCTGATCAACCATTATTGACACGAAGTGAGTCAATTGAATTGGTTGAACCACGCCCCAAGTCTAGCTTGGATGACATTGTTATGTCACCAAGTGATGGAGCAATGGATTTGATTGATGATGGTAATAATTTTCAGAAATTTGATCATCATCTACAACGCAAAAGAGCACACGATCGCGATCGAATTAAAATTCGACGTGAGAAAATAAATAGGACTTGTGCCATGCGTTCAATATCGGACTTGAACAAAGAACGAGCTGGTTATACTCGTGCTGAGTATAAAGATTTGGTCCATGAAGGTGTTTTGAGACCACAAGCCAAAGCTCGCGAATATCACCGTATTTCAGATAACCAGTTGTTATTGAAATGTGGTGATGTTGAGGAAAATCCTGGACCGTATCATCAGTTGATGGAAGCTAAACACTGCAAATATTTTAAAGAATTGCGTCTTCCATTAGCTGCGACTAAACCACAACGTGGTGGACCAGGCATTGTTTGTCGTAATTGCTGTAATTGTTTAACAAACACGAACCATGTTATATTTCATGATGATAATGATGAAATTAATGGTTTTTACAGATTATTTTTGAACAATGCAAGACAGGGTGAAGACTTGGGACCAAAAATTGAAGCATCAATCGTTTTGTCCCAACAGCCCAAAGCACAATTGGTGTTAGATCAGGCAGGCGTACATGGTATTGGTTGGAATAATCAAGCACCGCCTCAAGTGGCATTAAATAGACCAGCAGTTCCTGTAAACCAACCAATTGTTGGTGCACAACCTATGCAATTGCATCATGTGCCCGCTCCGGCTTTAGCCATACAACAAATTAAGAATGATTTTGAAATTAATGATGTAGTGGCTAATGGAAACACGAATTCTTTTAGAAAGAGTGTCCCTAGTACTGTCTCTTTTGTAGATAGACGGAATGAAATAACCCTTGGACATACTGCGTCTGAATATGAATTGTTGAATTTATTTGAAAGGCGTGGTTTAGATGTTAAAGGTGAGAAAATTAAATGCGGTCGTATTGTCACGACTTACACACATGACCCTCGAGCTATGTGTGATAAATATGTTGACTTAAGTACCAACACATTGAGTATTTGTTGTGTTAATATTAGTTGTAAACCAAAGCGTAATTTGTTTTGTTGGTTGCCTGTATTAGCATTGTTGTTATTGATGCTCAATGTCGTTGTTGAGCGACTAATTCTCACGTTTGGGACACGACCTAGAATTTCATGGTCAGATATTGGAGCATATCTTTTTGATTATAATAAATATAGTAATTACGTAAGATATGTTCCTTTCATTCAAACCGGATGTGTAGTTATGGCAGGTATCGCCATTTTATTCTTTGTGTATAATATAATACCAAAGGGATTTAAAACGGTTAAAGAACGTTTTAAATATGATACTTGTAATGAGTTGACATATTGCCCTGAGTTGTTATCAATTTTGATAAAACGAAATTATGGTAAGTTGGGCGATAGTGATCGAATGAAGATGTGTCGTGCGATGATGGCAAATATAGCGATATTACCCTTGCCAGCCGACATTCAACCTGAACTGTTTGAAGGCACGATTGAATTGTTTGATTCAATCTGCTCTTTAAACAGTTAAAGCCGACCGAAGACACACCATCGTATTATGTTATTCAAGGAGCAAGAGTTGAGGAAACACCCTTGAAAGCAGCGACTGAAATTTGCGATGGTGGTGTTGTGAAAGTGTTTCCTGTACAAAAATCTCGTGCTATTATGTATCGTGAATTGACTCAAAATTTACATCAAGTGTATTTTGCACCAATTTGTATGGATGCAAATGATCCAAGTGTGGTCAAAAGTGCCTATATTAAACGTGTGCTTAGGACTGTCCCAAAGCCAATTCGGAATGCTGATGGGAATTTAATTGGTGTTAAAGCCAATTTACAGGACTTGCGTAGTTTTGTTGCTAAGTTCTTAAATGACAATTTTAATAAAGCCGATTATCAATGTTTGAGCTTAGAACAATGGCTTGATGGAACGGATTATAACGAGCAACGCAAACAACAAATGCGTGACGCTTATGATAGGATTCAATTGACAGGTGGTCGTCCATCTGTGCGTGAGAGTCATAGAATTGAATCTCACAATTAATATGAATCATATCCATGTTATAAGCATGCTCGTGTTATTAATTCAAGGCCTGATGTGTTTAAAGTGTGGTTTGGTCCAATATGTAAAAGTATTGAGACTGTTGTTTATCGTCTTAAGAATTCAGATGGTCAGCCATACTTTGTTAAAAATTTAATACCGGAAGAGCGTAAACATCGCATCTTAAATTTAACTAATAATAAATTTATTTTTTCTACTGATTATACTGCATTTGAAAGTCACTTTACTCCAGAGATCATGGATTGTTTGGAATTTCAATTATATCATTATTTTATGAATGAAAGTGATTATGAGTATTTGAAACGTGTTATTGGTGGACGTAACAAAATGCGTTTCAGAAATGGTTTTAAAGCAGAATGCGATGGTAGGCGTATGAGTGGTGAAATGTCCACTAGTTTGGCCAATGGGTTTTCAAATTTGATGATAGCATTATATCTTGCATCATTGAATAAAGCCCATTTGGATGGTGTTGTTGAAGGTGATGATGGTTTGTTTACCACCGATTTTAAATTGGATAGTAAACAATACCTTGATTTAGGTTTCACAATTAAGATCAAACAAGAAGAACGTGTTAGTGAAGCTAGTTTTTGTGGTTTGATCTTTGGTTCAAGTGGAAACGTTATCAAGGATCCGTTTCGAGCATTTCAAAAATTCAATTATACATTAAAATATATTAATGTCAAACAGAAAGTTTGTGATGAATTATTGAAAGCTAAGGCTATGTCATTACTTTGTGAAGCTCCGAATTGTCCAATTTTAGGTGTATTCACCCGGGAATTGTTGAGTGAGCTTGACAACGTGTCGCCAAAGTTTATGGAAATGTATAATATTCAAATTGATTATGTTTTAAACTTTGACGCTGGACAATTCGACTGTGATATCGAAACCCGTAATTTGTTTTATAGGAAATTTGGTATAACCGTCGAATTACAACTTAGATGTGAAGAATATTGCCGTTTACATGACTATGAATCAATGTTTGAATTACTATTTTGGTGTTTCTCGGTTCAATCGGGGACATCATGGTTAGATTCAGAATTGGATATTAAAAATCGTGTTTCGGACAATTTAGACTTCATATCCAAACATCTGGTACCTGTATTCGGTCGGCGAATACAAAGAAATGAAACTATTAAGTAGTTTCACCCTAAATAACCAT